TCCCCCAGTAGCGAACTGAACGGAACCATCAGTACCCGAAGCAGCAGCACTAACCGCACCAATCTCAATCCACTGATAACTTGTACCATCATTATAATAAATGTAAGTCTTAGCAGTATCGGAATCAAACCACAAGTCGCCATTAACAAGATCCGCAGAAGGCGGATTAGAACCAACAGAAATGTTGGCTACAGAAGAACCACCAACATCGACCCAAACACCATCATAATAAACATGAAAGTCAGTAGTATCAGACTCAAACCACATATCGCCCTCTTGCGGGCTTGAAGGTGCAGCATCAGAAACACTTATATTGTTGATGTGAACAATAGAAGCATTGGAGTCCTTATAGAAGAGTTTACCATCAGCATAATTGATGGCAATCTCCCCATACTCTAACGATGACGGGACGTTCGTGGAGGTCCCTGAATTTTTCAGTTTTATAGTGTTAGCCACTTACCCCTCCTTAGAATGTTCCTCCGTCAAGAGTGATCCCATCAATTGAACCTCCCGTAATATTGACGCTGCTCGCAGCCTGTATAGCCATTGTACCAAGTCCAAGAGTAGTGCGTGCGGTTGAAGCATCAATATCATCAACAAGTGAGCGACCAAAAGGAGTGAAAGTCGCAAGAGCAGCCGTACCGCTACCAGTAAAGTAAGGCAAACGGTCAGCAGCAGAAGTCAAACCAGCAATAGCGGCAAGCTCAACATCATAGGCTTGAACATCAGAACCAATAGCAACACCGAGATTTGTACGAGCATCGGCAGCAGTAGCAGCACCAGTACCACCGTAAGCAACAGCGACAGCAGTACCCTGCCAAACACCAGTACCAATCGTGCCAACAGTCGTCAAACTTGATGTCGTAATACCAGTACCAAGAGTGCTTGCATTAAGCACACTTGTACCATTGATGTAGTACTCCTTACCTGAAGCAATATCCAAATGCTCAGAAAGAGTCCAAGCATCAGTTGCATTAACCCAGTTAATTGTCTTGTCAGTAGCACCCTTAAGAGTGATACCGCCACCGTCAGCAGTTGTATCATCTGGCGAAGCGATTGAACCAAGTTCCAAGTTCTTATCATCAACCGTCACAGTCGTTGAGTTAACCGTCGTAGTTGTTCCATTAACAACAAGGTCACCAGTAACCGTAAGGTCATTGCCGATAGTTACATCATTAGGAAGACCAATTGTAATGTTACCAGTTGAACCGCTAACCTCAATCTCACCAGTCGTACCAGCAAGTTGCGTCACACCGGCATTTGTAATCGTAGCGGTAGAACCCTCACCCGGAGTATGAGAGATGCTAATACCAGTACCGGCAGAAACATCAGCCATATAGTTGCCGGTAGTATCAGTACCAAGAGCAACAGAGTTAGCAACAATAGTTGCAGTCAAAGTGGCATCAGCAAGATTTGTAATAGTTGCGCTACCACTCAAATCACCAGCAAGAGTGACAGTGAAATCATCAACATTAAGGGCAACAGTGCCTGCCGTATCATCATAAGTAGCAGCAATACCAGAATGAGTTGCACCAGTAAGAATTGCAGCAGCAGTATCTTCAATATACTCTTCAATACCAGTAACTTGAGTAGTTGCAATTTGAATTGCTGCATTTGAAGCAGCAGTTAAACGACCCTGACCATCAACCGTAAAAGTGGCTACGGTGGAGGCGGAACCGTAATCGCCATCAGTGACAGCAGTATCATCAAGGCTAACAGTAATAGTATCGGTAGCACCAGCAACCGTAGAAATAGCAGTACCACCAGCAATAGTGACAGTATCCGTACCAGAAGTTACAGTCTGGGCAGTGCCAGAATCACCTGCAATATCAAAACTGGTTGCAACAGCACCAATAGCAGTATCAACATAAGAAGTCGTAGCGACAGACGTTGAACCATCACCCTGAGACTTTGTTGAAGCAGTAGCAGAAGAACCTAGAGCAACAGTGCCCGTAAAAGTTTTTGCACCAGAAATGGTCTGCGTACCAGCAAGACCAACAAAAGCACCTGAACCACCAATTGAAATGATAGTGTTAGCGTCACCATTGACATCAGTACCAGTACCATAATAAAGGACATCATCGACCTCGTTAAATGCCAGTTCAGCATTTTTTAGTGAAGAAGGCGCTCCGCTTAAACCAGTAGCCCTTCTTTTAATTCGAATTGTATTCGACATTAGAAATTACCTCCATTTAAAAACATCCCCGTAGAAGGATGTCGATGATCTGATCTGGAAGCTAAAGTACTAACGCCAGCAACACCTGTGTTTGCCAACTCTAGTGGGGAATCATCCGAAAATTGCACCCCCAATCCGATAGTCGCAGGAGCAGCAGTCAGAATCGTTGTTTCAATATTGCTATATGTGATGACTGTACTAGTATTAGCAGTAACGCTCAAAGTAGTAGCGTCTTCTGGGCTAATTGTTATCGTAGTTGTCTGTGCGCTCATATTGTTACCTGAGGAACAACAGTTGCTGTTCCAGCCATCAATGTAAGAACAATACTACCATTTGTTTCTTGAAAATCATAGTAGTATACTCCAGCAGCAATGTTAGATGTTAAGTTTGCGCTAAGAATAAATTGCACCTCACCAAGAGCACCGTTTGTAATTGCTGTAGTAAAAGTAGCAGCAACACTTGAAGCCCCCGGAGATTTTCTCATTTGACCAGTGTACGACCTGCCCGAAATATCAATAGGGTCGCCGCTGCTATCTTGCATGGTAACATTGTGAACATAAGTATCACCTTGATAAATAGAAATATTTCTTTCGCCAGCCATTCACATACCTCTATAAAATTATACCAGCAATCAGCCTATAGCGAATACGCCGATACTTGCGCCAGCAGTCACAACTTCAATAGTGTTATAGTCACCGTAAACTTCTAGGTAATTATGAACATGACCTTGTGAGTCTGGCAGCACAACAGAATGCTTTCCGTTCAATTTAACTTCTACCCAATCATTAGTATCACGATTAACCATAAAAATCGCATACGTGTGGTGACTAATAGTTTGCTCACCATCAGTATCACTCAAGTTTGTGTTTGAATAGACAATATGTCCTTCACTCATTATGTATCTCCTCCTGTATCTTGATTTTGACCTCGCTCAGCTTGGTCACCAGTAGTTCTTGGGTCAGTAGACCCTTCTGGCGTATCAGACCTAGCCTTCCGTGGAACAGCAGACTGATTGTTTTGATTGCCAGCAGGAGCACCGGGTCCACCACCACCCTGCTCCTTCTTAAGTTTTGTTGGGAAAGGCAAAGGAACATCGCCATCAATCCTTTCCGGCATATTCAAATCACTACGGACTTCATTCGGCGTAATAACCTCGGTACGCAAATACCTGTCATGAATCCTAGACTGAATATCCTCATCGACCAAATCAATACGTTCAAACTTGATAGAAACCAAATCTGTGAACTCAGCAACAAGTCGGTTAAGTTTCTTCTCAATAACAGATTGATCCGGACCAATAACCTGAGTCTTGAACGTCTTGTCAGCATCTCTAGAAACCGCAAGGTTAGCATTATCATAAACACCTACCTTCGGGGCGGGAACCCTATTAGCAACAAGAATCTCATCCCGGTTTGACTTGCGGTACTTGTCAAATGATGCATCTTGAATACCTGCCTCAAGTTTTTCAAACTTGATATCGGTATCACCACCAAGAGACGCTGGTAGAGGAACAATAAGTGTTCCATGATTTCTACCTTTTACCTCTTGACGGAAATAGTTGACCAATTCCTGCTTTGAACGATTGCTAAGCTTTGCACCCTTAACAATAATTGCATAGCGTGGAATAGCCTTGTTTTCAAAGTAATCAATATTATACTCTTTAGCAAACTTATCACCAACAATAGCCGCAGCAGCGGAAACACTTGATGGAATACCATAGTATGTATTGTTTGGTGAGTATGTTTTAAAATGAATTACTTCGTTTGGATTTGGATCTGAATTAATCGGATCTTCCGTCTCTGTATCCTGAAAGTTTCTAAAGAACACAGCTTGAATCTTGTTGCTCTTAGCTATTTGAACATAGCCATCACGATGACGACGAATTCTCATCAAAGTTGATGGGATATGTCCAATATAACCGATCTCGCCAGAATTAGTTCTACCGATCTCCATATAACCATTGCCGGTAGTAAGTACGTCAAGCCATACTCTAGTAATAGTTTCAATAAATGTTTCTTCTTCATTGAAATCTTCGAATTTATTCTCCAGATCTTGTCGGGTATCTTGAATGGCTTTTCTGACTCTGGCGAGCCTCTCAGCATTCCCCTGAGCTTTTTCAAGTCTTCTTTTTGACTTCAAAGTTTCAGGGAAGGTATAACCTAACCCAACCGTATTCATAACTCTAGCATTTATAGCAGCATTGTGAATTGCACTAGAATCATAAAGATCAGCGAGAGTTTCTAAATCATAAGGAGGAGATACAACATCATATAGCGAATAACCGTCTAGTTCCTCTGGATCAATATATTTGGCACCTACCCCCTCAACACCGTCATACTTTTTTGCAAGACGAGTAGCCTTACGCTTCATCCGTGATGACAAAGACGTATATTTTACTTTTTTGAACGGGTCGGAAGACTCAACCTTCTTCATTGTCTGAAAGTAATTGACATCATCAATAAACTCTTCAGACTCATTATCTTCCATATGGTACATCTCACCCTTCATTATTTTCTCCTATTAAGTTCCTTACGAACAGCGGCTTCAATAATATCTTCATAAGGGTCTGGATTTAGACCGGCAGCAAGACGTTCCGCTTGATCGTCTTTCTCAGAAGCAGTAACCTTTCTGGCTCCGCCCACCCAAGTCGCATAGCCCTCTTCGCTACCAGTCCAATACTTGGCAGCAGCAGCAACTTGCTTTTCAATATTCTTATCTCTCATAAGACCCTCTGCACATAGAACACCATCCCCATCAGAAAGCGGCTTACCATCAGGCATAATCCAAATACATACACCATAAGCTCTTTCCGGCACGTACAGTTGCTTATTCTTTACAAAATCGTCAATCATCTTAGTCATTCTACACTACATGGTGTTCAAAAGCATCAAGTAACGACAAAAAGCGCACCATCTAGGTACGCTTTTCGCCAGTTACTTTAGATTTGCGTCACCTGATCGGGCAAGCGCCGCCTTCACACTCAAGATCTTCAAGAGCATATTCGTTAATCTGATCAACAAAAGAAACTTCTTTAATCTTTGACTTCAAACGATTGTAGGTATCCTTGTCAATCTCTTCATAAGGAGCAAGAGCAAAACCATGATCGCTGTGTAGCAGGAATGAGACCGACTTCAAACGATCTTTATAGTTCTTCTTCATCCACTCCTGAATCTCTGGCAACTCTTCCTTGTGGTAATAGACAGTTACAGAAACATTGTTATCGGCCCAAGCAGCCTGAGCTTTAGCAACCCACTCCAATTGCTCAACAGCCTTCAAGTCCTTAGCAAGAACTGCGTGCTCAGGAGTTTCACATGGGAATGAAACAACGCAAACCGTGTGGTTCTCTTTGCCATCAAGACCAACATCATACTGAACGTCGTAACCCTTATCACGACAATAGTTTACCAATGGGTCACCACTACCCATACGAACTCTACGAATGTAGTATTGAGAATATGCAGGGTGAATACCCGGAGTCACACCAGCAAGAAGGCTAAGCGTTCCAGAAGGCTTAACAGTCGTCAACTTAATTGACTTGTTGATACCCTTCTCCGCTGACCACTCCTTATCATACTCACGAAGTTGCTCATAGCAATCAGAAATCCAAGACAACTGCTCTTCAGTTGACTGCATCCAACCAGTAATACCTTGACCAAGACGACGGTTGCGAGAAATAACAGCCTGCGACTTAGCATAAGGATATGACAAAGTAGTGATAGCCTTCTGAGTCTTGTACAGCAGACGGCTCAAATCCATCAATTCTTCCTTGCTCTCAATGTTAGGCAAGAAGATTTCTGCAAGGTTACAAGGCTCTCCATCTTCAAGACCGATCTCACCGCAAGGGTTTGTACCAATTACTTTGCTGTCATTGACTTTCTCACCCGTGCGACCAGTCTTACGAATAAGCTGACGATTAATAAGTCCGTAAGGCTCACCTGTGCCATCATACCCCTTCCAGAATTCATCAATAATTTCATCATACGAATCAGCAAAAATTGAGTTGTTTGAGTTACCACGCCATGCAGGAATGTCACCCTTAGCCCAATTCTTTGCACGCAGATACAAGAAGTCGTCCGGATCACCAATAGCAATCTGTGCTGAACGACGAGCAGAACCTGCTACAACAATCTTACCAATAATATTGCAAATATCCAGCGCATCAACCGAACGAATCTTCTTACCTGCACGCTCATCAAGAATCTTACAAATATCATCAATGCCCTCAATCAAAACTTCAGGGCCAGAAGCAGTCCCACCAAATGTTTTTAGCGGAGCACCAAACCCTCTAATAAGAACAGTGCTATAAGTAAAAGACTCGCCAGTATGGAAATAACTATTAAGTACTCTACCCAATAGCGCTGACCATCCTTGCCTTGAATCAGGGACGATAAAATCTGCATCGTTTGTTCTTTCATGAACAATCCGATT